CGATTTAGAGGCAACCAGTTATTCCAGTATTAGGCAGGGCGCGCTAGAAGAGCGTGATACATACAGGAATATACAAGCATTCCTGATTGATAGCTTTGTTCGCAAAGTTTATGAGGCTTGGTTGGCTTCAACTATGGAAATGGGCGCGATTATCGTTCCGATTAGAGAGTATGACCGTTTTGTAGAGAAGAGTGAGTTCAGGGGTAGGGCGTGGTCTTGGGTAGACCCACAGAAGGAAATGACTGCCGCTGTACTTGGTCTGAAGAACGGAATCTTGAGTTTGCAGGACGTTGCCAGCAATTACGGCAAAGACACTGAAGAGCTTTTGGCTCAAATTCAAAGGGATAAGGCTCTGATGGAGCAATTTGGCGTTACTTACGCCTTAGAACCTTACGCTGGGCCTTTAGCGCCTGTTGAAGCCCTTGTTTCTGGTGATGAAGATGCCGACGTATAAAGGGGTTGAGTTAAAAACAACGCCTAATGACGGAATGGTCAGTGAGGCCAGAAAAGGTCTTGATTGGCGTGAAGAGTTTGGTCGCGGAGGCACTGAGGTGGGTGTTGCACGGGCTAGGGATATATCGAACAGAAAGCAGTTGTCCCCAAAAACTATTAGAAGAATGTTTTCCTTCTTTTCTAGGCATGAGGTCGATAAGCAGGCTGAAGGCTTTAGTCCGGGCGAAAAGGGATACCCATCAGCAGGTCGCATAGCTTGGGCTTTATGGGGCGGTGACGCAGGTTTTGCGTTTTCGCGCAGAGTCAAGAAGGTGATGGATAAGGCTGATGAAGAAAAAGATCGAGCGGCGCTGTCTGGATCTGTAAAGAAGGAAAACGTTCTTCGTAATGGAAAATTCCGTAGTGGCAAGCACGATACTGACTTACTACCCAAGGGACACCCCCTTAGCTCTGATGATAGAAGTTTTGATTCAGACGGTGACAATAAATGGAGTGACAAGATGGATAATATCGTTGAAAATCAGCAACTTATAGAGGATGGTTCAGAGACTACCTTGAATGAGGCAGTTGATGAAATAAGCCGTAAGATTGAGGCTGTATTGGAAGAGTTTGACGAGATTGATGACGAAGAAACATTAGATGATGTTCTTGAGTCTGAAGACTTAGAAAACATTGCAGAAATTGACGAGGAAGAGCGAGGATTGCAAAAGACTCACACTCGCGCAATGGCAATGGAAATGTCGCCTATCAACGAAGATACGCGAACTGTAAGAATGGCTATCTCAAGCGAAGAGCCTGTTATGCGCTCATTCGGCATGGAAGTCTTAGAACACTCAGAAGAAGCGATGGATTTGTCGTTTCTACAATCTGGACGCGCCCCCCTCTTACTGGACCATGATCCAGAAAAGCAAGTGGGTGTGATTGAATCTGTGAGTCTTGATAGCTCGGCCCGTAGACTTCGGGCGACGGTGCGCTTTGGGAAAGGTGCGCTTGCTAGAGAGGCTTTCGATGACGTTACTGATGGAATCAAGGCAAACGTAAGCATTGGTTACTCAGTTAACAAAATGGAGCGAAAGGGTAAGGACACTTATGTCGTAAAAAGCTTTCGTATCCATGAAGCAAGTCTAGTTTCTATTCCCGCTGATGTGACAGTTGGCGTGGGTCGGTCTAGCGAGGCTTCGCAACAACCAATAATCATTACTGATAACAAGGATAAAACTATGTCAGAAGTTGATATTTCAGCGGTTGAGGCTCAAGCCCGTCAAGCCGCTCAGAAAAACGCCGCTCAAATCATTGAGTTAGGTTCACGTCACGATCAATCAGATATGGCTCAAAGAGCTATCTCAGCAGGTAACTCTATCGAAGAATTTCGTGGTGAGTTGCTAGAGAAGATTGGCAGCAAGCGTGCGTTGGAAGACACCGAAATCGGTATGACCAACCAAGAAGTCAAGAGATTCTCTTTCCTTCGCGCTATCCACGCATTAGCTAACCCTACTGATCGTCGCGCTCAAGAAGCTGCGTCTTTTGAGTTTGAGGCTTCTCGCGCTGCTGCTGAACAGTACGGCACTACCGCACAGGGAATCATGATTCCTTCTGATGTAATGCGTAACTGGAAGCGTGATATGTCTGCTGGAAGTGATGGCGGATTGATTGGTGAGGACTTCCGTGGTGAAGATTTCATCGACGCTCTGCGTAATGCTTCAAGCGTAATGCAAGCTGGTGCTCGTATGCTGACTGGTCTTTCTGGTGACGTAAAAATCCCCAAGAAGACTGCTGGTTCTGCTGCGGCATTCGTTTCTGCTGAAGGCGTAGCTGTTGCTGAGTCTGAAATGACTATCGGCAATGTTGCTTTAGCACCTAAGACTTTGGGCGCATTTACTGACGTTACTCGCCAGTTGCTTATCCAAAGCTCTTTAGACGTTGAAGCTTTGATTCGTGATGACCTAGCTACTGCTATCGCTATCGCAATCGACAAGGCTGGCCTTGAAGGTTCTGGTACTGGCGGTAACCCAACAGGCATCCTGAATCAGAGTGGCGTTAACACAGTAACTGCATTCGCTGGTGCAAACCCAACATTTGCAGAAGTAGTGACTTTGGAAACTGCTGTAGCTGAAGACAACGCTCTAATGGGCAACCTGTCTTACATCTTGCCTGCAAGCATGTACGGCGCGTTGAAGACTACCGAGAAAGCAACTAACACTGCTCAATTCGTAGTTGAACCCGGCGGCACCATGAACGGCTATCGTGGCATCGTTTCAAACCAAGCTACTGCTGGGAACCTTTACTTCGGTAACTTCTCAGACCTGTTGATTGGTATGTTCGGTGGACTCGACCTAGTTGTTGATCCATACAGCTTGAGCACAACCGGCACTGTTCGTGTTGTAGCCTTGCAGAGTGTTGATGTAGCAGTACGTCACGCTCAAAGCTTTGCCTTCGGTAACGACGGTTAATAGCAAAATAGAAAGCCTCAGCCTTCGGGCTGGGGTTTTTCTGCGGAGAAAGGTATGAAATATCAAGTATTAAAGCGTTGTGTGATTGCTAGCAAGATTTGCAACGTAGGCGACATTGTTGAAGTTGCCACAGATGAAGTTAGAGGCTTAATGGGTATTGGTCGTATAGCGCCATACAATGAGCCTGTTAAGACTGAGGACCGCTCTGTCGGCCTGCAAGAAGATTATAAGCCTCGCACTAGGGCTAAGAAGAAAAGCTCTTAGATGGCTGTAGAGAGCGCTTCAGACAGGCTTTTGATGCTGACGGACTTTGGCATTGACGTGTCATACACCATTCAGGGTGGGTCTGCGGCTACCTATAAAGCCATTGTCGATAATGAGTATGAAGCGGTTGAGGCTGGTGGATCAGTTGCTTTTGCGGTCACTCGCCCTCGCTTAACAATGAGGACCGCTGATATATCAACAGCAAGTGAGGGAGATAGCGTTGCCTATGGCGGCAATACCTTCACTGTTCACGTTGTTATGGCTGATGGCACTGGCATGACTGAATTGATAGTGAGTAAAAACTAATGCCTCATGTTCGGCAGTCTATCAGAGACAACATAAAGACCACGCTTACTGGACTGACTACCACAGGGTCCAGAGTTTACGTTAGTAGGGTTTATCCGCTTACTGATGACAACTTTCCGGGTCTAGCCATCTACACGGCTGATGAGTCTGACGAATACGCAGTGATGGGGCCGCCACGCACGATATTTCGCACATTGAATGTGAATGTCGAGGCTTACGTTCGTGGTAACTCGGCTTATGACAATCAGATAGACACTATCTGCTCAGAAATAGAAGTGGCCTTAGCTACTGACACCACAAGAGGTGGGTATGCAAAGGACACCAAGGTTTTGAGCATGGATGCTGAATTTTCCGGTGACGGGGACCAGCCTGTAGCAAGGGCTACGCTTCGCGTTCAGGTTATGTACGCAACTAAAGAAAACAATCCAACAACGGCGGTTTGATATGACTGAGATGACGTTAAACGGAACAACTATTCAAGTTCACTCTACTAGGGTGGATTACATGGAATCAAAGGGCTGGGTTCGGACGGACGCTCCTGCTGATAAAAAAGTCGCTAAGGCGAAGAAAACCACAGAATCCGAGGAGGATTAAAAAATGGCTACTCATACCGGAAAGGATGGGGTTGTTAAAGTCGGTGCTAATGATGTTGCAGAAGTCCGTTCTTTCTCCCTAAATGAAACAGCGGACACTGTTGAAGACACAACAATGGGCGATGCGGCAAGAACTCACATTGTCACACTGACCTCATTCGATGGGTCTTTAGACGTGTATTGGGATGAAACTGATACCAATGGGCAGATTGCTCTAGGTGTTGGCTCTAGTGTTACTTTGGCGTTATACCCAGAAGGCGATGCTTCTGGCGCTACTTACTACAGCGGTACTGCTCTAGTAACAAGTGTTGGTAAGAGTTCATCATTTGACGGAATGGTTGAGCAATCAATCAGTGTTCAA